GTATTTTTTACTACAACATTTACCAACAACAAACAAACAACAACAACATTACATTACTTTTAACAACTACAATGGCATACACACAAACCGCGTCATCCGCCGCTCTCCTGGACACTGTCCGTGGTAACAATACCATGGTAAATGACCTGGCGAAACGGCGGTTGTACGACACTGCGGTAGAGGAATTCAATGCAAGGGACCGCAGGCCCAAGGTTAATTTTTCAAAAGTAGTGAGCGAGGAACAAACGCTCATTGCAACTAAGGCTTACCCCGAATTCCAAATCACGTTCTACAACACGCAGAACGCCGTCCATTCTTTGGCCGGCGGTCTTCGATCTTTGGAGTTAGAGTACCTCATGATGCAAGTACCGTACGGTTCGCTGACCTACGATATCGGCGGGAACTTCGCATCTCATTTGTTCAAGGGCAGAGACTATGTGCATTGCTGCATGCCCAATCTGGACGTGCGCGACATAATGCGGCACGAAGGTCAAAAGGATAGTATCGAGCTTTATCTATCAAGACTTGAAAGAAGCAAGAAAACTGTTCCAGCTTTTCAGAAGTCCGCTTTTGATAAGTACGCAGAAGTCAAAGATGAAGTAGTCTGCCACGATACTTTCCAAACGTGTAAGCATCGTCAGGATGCTTATACCGGAAGAGTGTATGCCATTGCTTTGCATAGCATATACGACATTCCAGCAGACGAGTTCGGCGCGGCACTTTTAAGGAAAGATGTACATGTTTGTTATGCCGCTTTCCACTTTTCAGAAGATCTTCTCCTAGAAGACTCACACGCGAATCTCGATGAAATCAACGCGTGTTTCTCAAGGGATGGCGATAAATTGTCTTTTTCTTTCGCATCTGAGAGTACCCTTAATTATGTGCATAGTTTTAGTAATGTCTTAAAGTATGTTTGTAAAACTTATTTCCCAGCATCTAATAGAGAAGTATATATGAAGGAGTTTTTAGTTACCAGGGTCAATACCTGGTTCTGCAAGTTTTCTAGAATAGATACTTTCTTGTTGTATAAGGGTGTGGCGCATAGAGCCACGGATTCTGAGCAGTTTTATGCTGCAATGGAGGATGCATGGCACTACAAGAAGACACTTGCGATGTGCAATAGTGAGAGAATTCTATTGGAGGATTCTTCGTCGGTTAACTATTGGTTTCCGAAGATGCGAGATATGGTCATTGTGCCTCTCTTTGATATATCTTTGGAGACTAACAAGAGAACCCGCAAGGAGGTCTTAGTTTCAAAGGACTTCGTCTACACGGTGCTCAATCACATAAGGACATACCAAGCAAAGGCTTTGACGTATACCAATGTTTTGTCTTTCGTCGAATCAATTCGTTCGAGAGTCATTATAAACGGTGTAACGGCTCGGTCTGAATGGGATGTAGATAAGTCGCTCCTACAATCGTTGTCCATGACTTTTTTCTTACACACGAAACTTGCAGTACTGAAGGACGATCTTATGATCAGCAAGTTTACGCTAGGCACTAAATCAGTGTCGCAGTATGTGTGGGATGAAGTCACAATTGCATTTGGCAACGCATTCCCATCAATCAAGGAAAGATTGATAAACAGGCGTCTCATAACAGTTTCTGAGCAGGCTTTAGAAATAACGGTTCCCGACTTATATGTGACTTTTCACGATAGGTTAGTTACTGAGTACAAGCAATCTGTTGAGATGCCCGGTCTGGATATCAGGAAGAAGATGGAAGAAACTGAGCAGATGTACAACGCATTGTCTGAGATTTCTGTTCTTAAGAATTCGGACAAGTTCGACGTTGATGTTTTTTCCCAGATGTGTTGCACGCTCAATGTTGACCCGATGGTAGCAGCTAAGGTTATGGTAGCTGTTGTGAGTAATGAGAGTGGTCTTACTCTGACTTTTGAGAAACCAACTGAGGCTAATGTGGCTATGGCACTACAAGATTCTGTCAGTGCTTCGGATGGTGCAATGGTTTTGACTTCGAGAGATATTGAAGAACCTTCTATGAAGGGTTCAATGGCAAGAGGTGAGTTGCAATTCGCTGGTTTGACTGGTGATATAACAGAAACATCCTTTACAAAGAACGAGGAGATTGAGTCCTTGGCGCAGTTTCACATGGCAACAGCGAGTTCGTTGATCAAAAAGCAGATGTGTTCGATCGTGTACACAGGCCCCTTGAAAGTTCAACAGATGAAGAACTATATAGATAGCCTGGTAGCCTCGCTCTCTGCTGCTGTCTCGAATCTCGTGAAGATCCTGAAGGATACTGCAGCTATTGACCTTGAAACTAGTCAGAAGTTTGGGGTTTTTGATGTGGCCATGAAGAAGTGGCTAATTAAACCATCTGCCAAGAATCATGCATGGGGAGTCGTCGAGACTCAAGAGAGGTCGTATCATGTTGCACTTCTGGAGTACAATGGTTCAGAGATTGTGATGTGCGAGAATTGGAGAAGAATCGCAGTGAGCGCTGAATCGGTGGTATACTCTGATATGGCGAAACTTAAGACACTGAGAGGCTTACTGCGCAATGGAGAACCACATGTCAGCACAGCCAAGGTAGTGCTTGTGGACGGAGTACCAGGATGTGGTAAGACGAAGGAGATTCTTTCTAAGGTCAACTTCGATGAGGATTTGATACTCGTCCCAGGTAGGCAAGCTGCCGAAATGATCAGAAGAAGAGCAAACGCTACTGGAATACTCGTGGCAACAAAAGATAACGTTCGCACTGTAGATTCGTTCATAATGAATTACGGTAAGAACGCGAGATGTCAATTCAAAAGGCTGTTCGTTGATGAGGGTCTTATGCTGCACACTGGTTGTGTGAATTTCTTAGTTTCGATGTCACTGTGCGACGTTGCATACATATATGGTGACACGCAACAGATTCCATACATCAACAGAGTTACTGGATTTCCGTACCCGGAACACTTTTCGAAGTTGGAAGTTGACGAAGTGGAGACAAGACGTACAACGTTGCGTTGTCCGGCTGATGTCACTTTCTTCTTGAATCAGAAGTACGAAGGGCAAGTGATGTGCACTTCAAGTGAGAAGAGGTCTGTTAGTCAAGAGATGGTTAAGGGCGCTGCTGCTATTAATCCTGTCTCTAAACCAATGAAAGGAAAAATTCTCACTTTTACTCAGTTTGACAAAGATGCTTTGCTGTCCAGAGGGTATGCTGATGTTCATACAGTGCATGAAGTTCAAGGAGAGACATACCCTGATGTTTCGCTGGTTAGGTTGACGCCGACACCAGTGTCGATCATTGCAAGGGAAAGTCCGCATGTGTTGGTAGCGCTGTCCAGGCATACAAAGTCTTTAAAGTACTACACAGTAGTTATGGATCCTTTAGTTAGTATAATTCGTGATTTAGAGCGAGTAAGTACTTTTCTTTTAGATATGTACAAAGTAGATGCTGGTGTGCAATAGCAATTACAGGTCGACTCGGTATTTTCAGGGACAAATCTCTTCGTGGCTGCCATGCAGTTTTACTATGACAAGTGTCTCCCTGGTAACAGTTCATTGTTTAACGACTTTGACGCTGTTACCATGAAGCTGACTGACATTTCTTTAAATGTCAAAGACTGCACGTTGGATATGTCTAAGTCTGTGGCACAGCCTAGAGAGAAGGTTGGAGCACCGTTGATTCCCGTGGTACGAACGGCAGCAGAAATGCCTCGCCAGACTGGACTATTGGAAAATTTGGTAGCTATGATAAAAAGAAACTTTAACTCTCCGGAGTTATCAGGGATTGTTGACATAGAGAATACCGCGTCACTTGTAGTTGATAGGTTTTTTGATAGTTACATGCTTAAAGAAAAAAGAAAACCAAATAAAAATGTTTCAATGTTCTCAAGGGAGTCTCTTAACAGATGGTTAGCTAAGCAAGAACAGGTCACGATCGGTCAATTGACTGATTTCGACTTTGTTGATTTGCCAGCGGTTGATCAATACAGACATATGATTAAGGCACAGCCGAAACAGAAGTTGGACTTGTCAATTCAGACTGAGTACCCGGCTCTGCAAACGATTGTGTATCATTCGAAGAAGATCAACGCAATCTTTGGTCCTTTGTTCAGTGAGCTTACAAGGCAGTTACTCGATAGTATAGACTCTAGCAGGTTCTTGTTCTTTACTAGAAAAACTCCGGAACAGATTGAAGAATTCTTTTCAGATCTCGACAGTCACGTTCCAATGGATATCTTGGAGTTAGATGTGTCAAAGTATGACAAGTCTCAGAACGAGTTTCACTGTGCTGTTGAGTACGAAATTTGGAGAAGGCTAGGATTTGAAGATTTTTTGGCTGAAGTTTGGAAGCAAGGGCATAGGAAAACCACCTTAAAGGATTATACGGCAGGAATAAAAACTTGCTTGTGGTATCAAAGGAAGAGTGGTGACGTGACTACCTTTATAGGAAATACAGTGATAATCGCCGCTTGTCTGGCTTCGATGTTACCCATGGAGAAGGTGATCAAAGGTGCGTTTTGCGGGGATGACAGTTTACTGTACTTCCCAAAGGGCTGCGATTTTCCTGATGTGCAACAAAGTGCAAATTTGATGTGGAATTTCGAAGCAAAACTGTACCGGAAAACTTATGGGTACTTCTGTGGAAGGTACGTTATACATCATGATAGAGGCTGTATTGTATATTACGATCCCTTAAAGTTGATATCGAAACTTGGTGCTAAACACATCAAGGATCGAGAGCACTTAGAGGAGTTCAGAAGATCTCTATGTGATGTTGCTAGTTCATTGAACAACTGTGCGTATTACGGACAGTTGGACGATGCTGTAGGGGAGGTTCATAAGACCGCCCCTCCTGGTTCGTTTGTTTATAAAAGTTTAGTCAAGTTTTTGTCTGAATGGCAATTGTAGTAAAGGATAAGGTCAATGTCAATGATTTCATCAACCTGTCAAACTCAGAAAAGTATCTTCCGTCAAACTCAGAAAAGTATCTTCCGTCGTTGATGACACCGGTTAAGAGTGTGAGGATTTCAAAAGTCGATAAGGTTTTAGCTCGCGAGAACGAGACTTTGTCCGAAGTCGACTTGTTGAAAGGTGTAAAATTGATTGAGGGTGGTTACATTTGCTTAGCTGGTCTTGTGGTGACCGGAGAATGGAACCTTCCAGACAACTGCACCGGTGGTGTGAGCGTCTGTTTGGTTGATAAAAGGATGGAAAGAGCAAGTGAAGCAACTCTCGGGTCATATTACACTGGTGCTGCAAAAAAGCGGTTTCAGTTTAAGGTGACCCCGAATTACAGTGTCACAACCGATGATGCTAAGAAAAATATATGGCAGGTTCTTGTTAACATTAAAGGTGTTAGAATGAGTGCGGGTTTCTGTCCGCTTTCTTTGGAATTTGTGTCTGTGTGTATAGTTTTTAAAAATAATATAAAATTGGGTTTGAGGGAGAAGATTACAAGAGTAACCGACGCCGGGCCTATGGAACTTACTGAAGAAGTTGTTGATGAGTTCATAGAGAATGTCCCGATGGCGGCAAGGCTTGCAAGATTTCGAACCAAATCCTCAAAAACAGGTCCGAAAAAGTTCGTTAGGAACAGTAGAGATAGTAAGGTTAGAAGTAATAATTTGAACAGAGGGGTCCGTCCAAAGTTTGAAGAAGAGGGGATTGTGAGTGATAAGTTAATTAATGACGAGTCCGAGTCGATAGACGCGGATTCCGATTCGTACTTATAATTATGTCTTATACTGTCAACTCACCGTCTCAGCTTGTGTATCTCTCGTCCGCTTGGGCTGACCCAACGGACTTACTTAATTTGTGTACTAACTCGCTTGGAAATCAGTTTCAAACACAACAGGCTAGAACAACTGTTCAACAGCAATTCAGTGATGTGTGGAAGCCGACGCCTCAGGCGGGTGTAAGGTTCCCGGCTAGCGGGTTTAAAGTTTATAGGTATAATGCTGTCTTAGATCCTCTTATTACTGCTTTACTAGGTACTTTTGATACCCGTAATAGAATAATAGAAGTCGAAAATCAGCAGAATCCGACAACCGCAGAAACACTCGATGCAACTCGTAGAGTTGACGATGCGACTGTGGCAATAAGATCTGCAATAAATAATTTAGCTAATGAGTTAGTGCGTGGAACAGGGATGTACAACCAAACCTCTTTCGAGAGTATGGCCGGACTTACCTGGACTACTACACCTCCATCAGGTTAGAATTGTAGAAATAATAAATGATTTGTATCCATAAGATACACGTGGTACACACGATAGTGTATAGTGTTTTTCCCTCCACTTAAATCGAAGGGTAGTGTCTTGGAACGCGCGGGTCAAATATAAGTGGTTCACTTATATCCGTAGGCACGAAAAATTGCGTGGGATTCGAATTCCCCCGGAACCCCCGGTAGGGGCCCA